TAAAAAAAATAGTTGGGCAAAAATTGGGCAAATTATGAAAGAATATCAATTACAAAAAGCAGTATGTAAATACTTAGACTTACAAAATGTTTTGTATTGCGGTTCAATGGGCGGTCAATATCAAATATATAGAAGTCAAAGGGTGAAAGCTAAAATGACAGGATACAAAAAAGGATTTCCTGATTTGTTTATTTATGAAATTTCTAAAATAGATAAAAAATTATATGCTGGATGTGCAATAGAATTAAAAGTTGGATATAATAAAGCCACAAATGAACAAAGGTGGTGGCGTGATCAATTAATTGAAAGGGGTTACTATGCAAAAATATGCACAGGAATAGATGAAGCGTTAGAAGTTATAAATCTTTATTTAAAGGGAATAATAAAATGAATGTTAAAAGAACATTTTTTAATAGTAGAAACGAAAGGTTGTATTGGAATTATACAGATACTAACAATTATCTGTTTATAATTTTGTTCAAAAGCGGTGCAACGTTGTCTTTTATTTTAAGAGATTTGAAAAAAGACAAAAATATATTAAATTATATTTATAAGAAACTACATAATAGATTCAGCAATATAGCTGAGATTGAAACTAGCAAATTAAGCCATGTAGAATATAATCTTTGTAAACAATATAAAGTGCCCTCTATTCAAAAGATATGTTAAATAAATACCTAGAAGATAATTATGACAAACTTCAAGACGTTTCTTATAATATAACTAATGGAAAGGGTGAGGACTTGCTGAGTTTTGTAATTGAGGAGTTGTATAAATGCGATCAACAAAGGTTAAAAGAAATAATACTAGAAAAAAAGATGACGTTTTATGTCATCCGTATTATGTTAAACCAATACAACAGTAAGACTAGTAGATACTATTATAAGTATAAAAAGTATTACGAATACCACACCACCACAACAATAGAAAGTATTACAGCAGATAATACAGAATACTCTATAAAAGACAAAAAAGAAGTAGAACAAAAGTTAGAGTGGATAGAACATAAGCTGAAGGACTTATATTGGTTTGACGCTGAGATATTTAGAATATACTATCGCGAGGGTTTTAGTCTTAACCAAATGGCTAAGGAAACCAAAATATCAAGAGCCACAATATATAAAGCAATTAAAAATGTTAAGAACTATTTAATAAACGAAAGATGAAAAAAACTAGAATACTTAGAGCATTAAAACAATGCAAAACTGATGACTTTAAAGCGGACAGCGTTTTATCTTTTAAAGATGAGAAGGGTAAAGAATACTTTTTAGCAGAGCAACCGCACTACATGAACATAATTACAAACTCTATCAATGTAATATTAAAAAGAACGTTTGATATAATTGATGACGTTAAACTAAAAAATAAAATTTTAAAAGAATTAAACAATGACAAAGAGTAAAGGACTTGGCGATTCAATAGAGAAGGCACTAAAAGCCACAGGAATAGACAAGGTGGCGAAAGCTTTTTTAGGTGATGATTGTGGGTGTGAGGAACGTAGGGATAAATTGAATAAAATCTTCCCATACAAATCAGTAAGACAATTTACAGAAGATGAAATTAAAATATATGAAGATGTAATTTCAAGAACACGGGAAACAATAACGGGTGAAGATCAAGCTATATTAGTAAAGCTTCATAATAAAGTGTTTGGAGAAAATAAAAGACCAAGCAGATGCACTAGTTGCGTTCAAGAAACTTTAGCAAAACTAAAAAAAGTGTATCAAAACAGTTGTAAATTAGATTAATGAAAACACACACCAAAGTATACATGCAATTTTTTGATTACGGTGAACAAGATTTTATACCCTGTGAGATGTGTGGAGCTAGAGCAACAGATGTTCACCATATTGAAAGGCAATCTAAGTTTGGTAAAAAGAAAGAGAAAGATTTTATAGAGAATCTAATTGGAGTTTGTAGAGAATGCCATATTAAAGCTGAATCAGATAGTATGTTTAATATGTTCTGCAGGATACAGCACTTAGAGAATGTATGTAATCAGGTATACGCAATTATAGAATTTAATAAAAAATATAAAAAACATGAAACCAAAAAAAATACAAATAAGTAAATTAAAATTAAACCCAAACAATCCGAGAACAATAAATAAAAGTAAGTTTGAAAGGTTAAAGAAATCAATTACTGAGTTCCCTAAGATGTTAGAGTTAAGACCTATTGTAGTTGATGAGGGTTTTATTGTCTTAGGTGGTAACATGCGGTTACAAGCTTTAAAAGAACTCGGTATTAAAGAAACATTTTATATACAGAAGGAGGACTTAACACCAAAAGAAAAGAAACAATTTGTAATTAAAGACAATGCATCATTCGGTGATTGGGATTGGGATGCTCTGGCTAATGAATGGGAAACAAAAGAATTGAAAGATTGGGGGATTGATGTGTGGCAACCTGAGAAGGAAGTTGATTATAGTATCTTAGACGAAATAAATTTAGATGATGAAATACAAACAATGTATGAACAAACTAAAAAGTCTATAATACTAGAATACCCCGCAGATAGTTTTGATGAAATCAAGAAACTGTATGAAAGCTTAAAAGCTAAGGAAGTTAATTTGCCTGATTTGTTTAATAAAGCAATGCAAGATTATGAAGCATAACGTATATGTAATATCAGCGGGTAGGTATAATGACTTGCCATTTGACATAGAACAAAAGAATAAGTATATATTTTGCGTTAAAAATGGTGAGAAAAAACTATATGAAAAAAGCGGATGTAAGAATGTTTATGAAACGGGAAACTTAATGCAGAGCAGAAACTTTGCATTAGAACACGCCTTTAATGATAATAAAATATGCGTTCAATTAAGTGATGATATTAAAAAGATAACAACAAATCAAAACTTCGGCAAGAAGAAAACAGTTACTCTAGAATACGCGATTAATGACATAGTAAATAAATTTATTAAGGTTAAGGGAGTTGAGCTCTTAGGAGTACCGCCTACAGATAATTACTTTTTTGCTAATAAATTAGTAGTTGAAAACAAATTTTGTATCGGTGATATGTTATTTGTAAAGCCAAACGAATTAAGGTTTGATGAAACGCTTAGTCTTAAGGAGGATTATGATTACACTTTACAACATATTAACAAAGGTAAAGTAATAAGGTATCAAAAGTATTTATTTACTTTTAAACATTATTCAAATAAAGGTGGCGCGGTAGATATAAGGAATGACAAAGAGGAGGAAAAAAATATAATGATACTGAAATCTAAATGGGGAGATAAAATAAGGTTAAACCCTAAGAGAAAAAATGAAATACTAATATGAAAGATTTATCATGTGTTATATGCGGAATAAAAATACAGGGAAACTATATTACTTATATGCCTGAAAATAGTATAATATGCTCAAATGAATGTTTAATAAAATATAGAAAAAAAAGGAATGAAATCACTAAAGCTAATTAAAAAAGAACACGATATAAAAGCGGGTAAGCGTTGTGAGTTTATGAAACCAACGGTAACTGAAAGTTGTTTGTTAGAATATGAAAATGAAATAATAGGTTTTTATTTAACAGAACTACCCGACAAATTAAAACAATACATTACAATAGCTAATAAAGAGTTCTTAAGTAAAAACGTTCCTAAGACTTTACTAGATAGGTCAGATGTTTATGCTTCTCAAAAGAAATATGGACTTACAAGGTCACAGGCGAGAGCGTTAAGCACTGTTCAGATGTCAACTATATTAGGCGGAGTATTAGCAAAGGCTCATCTTAGAAGACCTTATAATTCTGTTTCACAGGTTCACACAAACTCAAAGGCAAAGACATTTATTAAAGCAATGTTACTAGCGTGTTTAGAATGTGAGAAACTAATAAAAGAATACATGCCTAAACAATATGAAACACAAAAGAAAATAATTGAAAAAACTACTTTAAAAAAATATAGATTTGGAAACCTATTTACAAGTAGTATATCTAATTATAATATAGCAGCACCATTCCATCAAGACAAAGGGAATTTAAAAAATACAGTAAACGCAATATTAACTAAAAGGAAAGATGCTGAAGGTGGTAGTCTTTGTGTTCCTGACTTTGAACAGGTCTTTGAACAAAGTAATAATAGCTTATTAGTATACCCTGCTTGGAGAAACTTACATGGAGTTACTAAAATAGTACAGCATAATAAAGATGCTTATAGAAACAGTTTAATATTCTACCCGTTAAATGGGTTTGATAAATAATAAAATATGAACAAAAGTAGACACATAAAAAAAGAAGCTTTATTAACAGCATTAGAAAAAAGCTTAGGAGTTGTAACAATAGCTTGTAAGAACGCTGATATTCCTAGAAGCACATACTATAAATGGCTTAAAGATGATGAGGAGTTTAGAGCTAAGGTTAAGCAAGTGGAAGATGTTGCTCTTGACTTTGCAGAAAGTCAGTTACATAAACAAATCGCGGACAACTCAACGGCAGCAACAATCTTCTTTTTAAAGACAAAGGGAAAGACTAGGGGTTACACTGAGAAATCAGAACTTGATATTACAAGCGGTGGTCAATCTCTAACTGAATTAAAAATTGAAGTAATTGATACAGGGAAAGATTAAAACAACAAATGTATTTCACAGGGCGTATAGGTCAGAAACTAGAATAACGTGCTTACAGGGGGGTACTCGTTCTAGTAAGACCTATTCGCTTTGTCAATTATTTATTGTTAAATGCTTACAACAAACAGGTAAAGTATACACAATATGCAGAAAAACACTACCCGCTCTTAAAGGCACTGCATACCGTGATGTGTTAAGTATCTTAAAAGAACTAGAATTATACACAGAAGATAACCATAATAAATCAGAACTATCATATACGCTTAATGGTAATCTAATAGAATTTATTTCAGTGGATCAACCAGTCAAGATACGCGGTAGGAAGCGTGATTACTTATGGCTTAATGAGGCGAATGAATTTACTTATGAAGATTGGCAACAACTTATATTAAGAACAACAGGTCAAATCTATTTAGACTATAATCCCTCTGACCCTTATTCTTGGATATATGAGAAAGTAGTTACAAGGGGTGATTGTACATTTATTAAGTCAACATATAAAGCGAACCCATTTTTAGATGATGATACAGTCGCAGAGATTGAAAGGTTAAAAGACCTTGATCCTGACTATTGGCAAGTATATGGTCTTGGTGAAATAGGTTCTGTTCAAACAATGATCTTCAGGAACTTTAATTTAGTTGATGAAATGCAAGGTAGATTAATTGGTTACGGCTTAGACTTTGGCTTTACTAATAGTCCAACGGCTTTAGTTGAAGTACGTCAAATGGATGATAACTTATATATCAAAGAGTTGATTTATGAAAAGAGATTAACGAACACAGACTTAGCCAATAAATTAAGGGAATTAAATATAGATAGGCACACAGAAATAATCGGAGATTCTGCAGAGCCTAAAAGTATTGAGGAGATATATAGGCAGGGATTTAACATTAAACCCGCTAAGAAAGGCGCGGGAATACATTTGGGCATAGATATAATGCGTAGGTATAAGCTACATATAACTAAAAAAAGCGTTAATGCTATTAAAGAATTTAGGTCTTATAAGTGGGCAACTGATAAAAACGGGGATGTATTAAATAGTCCTGTAAAGGTTAATGACCATCTAATTGACGCAACGCGGTATCTATGCCTTAATAAGTTGTCGGTAAATCATAGTGGCAAGTATTATATATTGTAAAAACAAATAGTAATAATTTATATTTATAAGTAATGAAAGAGGTAAAATTACAAATACCTACAGAATGGCAAGACATAACTATTGGAACATACCAAAAATATGTCAAAATACAGGAAGGCAAGTTGAGTGATAAAAATAAAACAGTAGGAGTTTTATCTTTATTATGTAACGTTGACAAGTCAATTATAAGAAAGATGGATTATAAAGATATGATTGATATTCTTGGCGTTATAAAAAAACTACTAGACACTGAACCAAATAAAAAAAAGTTCAGAAAAGTTTTTAAGTTTAAAGATGATGATTATGGTTTTATACCTAATCTAAGTAAACTTACAACGGGGGAGTATATAGATTTGGAGGAGTATTGTAAAGAACCAATAAAGAATTTACATATTATTATGTCAATACTTTATAGAAAGATAACGCGTAAAAGCGGTGACAAATATGCTATTGAAAATTATGACCCTGATGAGTTCAAAGAGGATTTATTTAAAGGTTGCCCGATGGATATAGCTTTATGTTGCTTAGGTTTTTTTTTGACTTTAGGGGGCGACTTGGCGGTCAGTTCTCGCAATTATTTGAAAGCACAGGACAAGAAGAGGCAAAAAGCGTAACAATGAGTAGCAAATGGGGGTGGTATAATACCTTATATGCTTTGTGTAATGATAACATACTTAACATAAATAAAATAACTGTATTACCTATAATGGAGGTATTAACATTTTTATCCTTTAAACAGGATTATAATAATAAACAAAGAAACAATTATGGTAACTTTTAGAAATGTAGTGGGCTTTTTAGAAACTATTGCAGAAAAGCATAAGATGATTAACAGCTTTCACAGTGGAGAACTTGATGAAGTTGATATTAATAAACTTGGCGCTACTGATTATGTTATATTATATGCAGAGCCAGGAGCGGTAACTATTGATTCAGGAGTTATGACTTATTCTTTTACAATATATGTTTTAGATATGATTAATGAGGAAGTAGGTGACGCACCTAATAAGCAAAGAGTGGGGCGTGTTGATACTTATTCTGAAAACTTACAAATAATACATGACGTTATAAATGAATTCAAACACGCTTTATACTCCACATCTTGGGTGGATGATGAAGTTGTTTTAGAACTACCCATAACAGCAGAGCCGTTTACAGCACGTTTTGATAATCTTTTGACAGGGTGGTCAGCTACTATAAATGTTGATGTTAATAATCCTAATAATCTTTGCATAGCACCAATAACACCAAACTCATAATGGAATTTGATAAAACAATACAGATGATGCAAAGTATGGGGTTTGACGTGGTCAGTCAAGGTAAAAAGATACTAAAGAAAAAAAAGAAATTTACAAAACGTAAAGGACTTTATAAAGGGTTTGATTACAATGTTAATAAAAGTAACACGGGTGTAGAACTTGAATTTGTGTTTGGCAAGGCAAAAAAGTATTGGCAGTTTGTTGATGAAGGGGTGAAAGGTAAAGGGGGTTATACTCCAGGAAAAGGTGCTAAGAAAGGTAAGCAAGGAGGAACAGGAATGTCAAGGGGTAAAGGAAGCCCGTTTAAATTTAAAAAGAATAACTTAAAAAAAGGGGTGATAGCTAAATGGATTAGAAGTAAACCTTTAAAACTACGGGGTGCTGACGGCAAGTTTTTATCTAAGACAAAGAGTAATATAGAGGGGGCAGCATTTGCGATAGGTAGAGCAATAGTTAAAAGAGGATTAGAAAGAACACAGTTTTTCAGTAGACCTTATGACAAAGTAGTTGACATGGATAAATTATTCAGCGCTTTCTCAGAGGACTTAGAAATTAGTTTAGGTAATGACCTTGAAAATATAGACATACAAATAACAGTATAAAAAAAATAACAAAATGGGATTAGGAAACATATCTTTTGTACAAGAACCAATAAACACAACATCAAAAGCGCCTGTAATAACTAATTGGACTCCAATGATTGGTTACATGGTTTATCAAGACGATATAAGTGGTTTGTTTTATTTTAAGCTGATTTTAGAAGTTAGACTAGATGATGGTTCAGGCACACTAATTGGAAAGA